TAGGTATGGGTATATTTACTATAGGCTTTTCGATATCACATTTATTAGAATCATCAACAGTTCCTTTGGGACATTTATAATTAAGTTTGATGTATTCAACAACATCATAAAGATAGGCAATGTCCATTGATTTTATAGGACTATTTTCAAAATAAACTAGAATATTGTTGCTTGTAGAATTTTCCTTAATAGGTTCTGGTAATTTTTGTATTGCTGTTACCTTTATCCTAGCAAACATACCATTATCATGTGGTTCTAATTTAACTGATTTTATTTTGAATATAGTATTTTTGTCAAGCAGTACTTCTTTTTCGGTTTTATATCTACCTTCCCCAATACCCAATCGCTCTTGCATATCAACAAGTCGAATTCCTTTTGGTACTTCAATGTCCAACAAACTGGTAATACCGTGTGGTGATAGTTCATCAGAAGAAACCAATAAATCTTCTTTAATACCGCTTTCTGATTTTGAAGTTGATGAAAAAGCAGGGTCCTTAAATTCTAAGTCCTTTAGTTTAGATGTAAAATAACTATCCCATGTTTTTTCTGACGGGGGTTTTATATTACCAGATAAGATATCTTCTGTTTTAGGATATTTACCACCTTTTTCATACGTTGTTTTAAAATAATTAGTTAATTCTTCTGTTATTCCGGATACTGGAAATAGTGTTGCAGTTACAGCCGCACCATCTACTCGTTTAAGTGTTTTATTTTCCTTAGATGGTTCCATTGCATCCGAAATTAGCGAAGCATTTTTTAGTGCTTTATCAATATATTCCTTTGAATACACTGGAGTAGGATCTAAAATACTTTTCTTGTTTTCACCTTCGACGATATAATTTTTACGAAGTACATTATTGACTGATCGGTAACCGAAATTTCTATAGTCGGATAATGCAGTATTTTGTTCAATTTTGTTTAGTTGTGATTCATGGGCAATAAATAAATTTTTTTCTTTTTCTAACTCATCTTTACTTCTTTTATATATAGTATCACTAGTTCCTGTATCTATAACAACATCAACAGGAGAAAAACTTTGTCCGAGATACCTAGAAGTTACACTAAAATCATTTTTAGATATTTTATCTAGTTCGTCATCTTCAAAGGCATCCTTATCACATCTTCCAATAATAAGATTACCGGATTCTTTTGAACTTTCTAGAGCTTTTTTAATAAGCATATTTATGTCATTGCCAACAAAAACATTTCCGGTTATGTTATGCCTGTCTTCTTTTTCAGAACCCATTCTAACTAAATAAACTTGGTTACTAAATTTCTCAGGGACTTTTGATTGCAACACCCTAGAATACGATTCAATGTGGTTGTTATTACTAGAAGAACTTTCGGAGTCAGAATCTGGTTCACACTTATTACTATCGTCAACAGTTCCTGCCTTGCATTTATAGTTAAGCTTGATGGTCTCAAAGGCATCAGCTAGGTAGGAGGAATTTTGTTTTTCTATAATAGATTCTACATCCCCAGGAACCCAGATTTCACCAGCGCCACTTAAACTAGGTATGATTTCATTAGTAGGAACTTCGTATTCATAAATGCTTTCTACGCCCATGCGCTTTTGATAGGCTTCTGCGACTTGTTTGTTAGGGAAAAAACTATTTGTCATGCCAGTTTTGGCTCGTCCGACTCTATATAACTTAGTTTTTTCCGGTATATCTAGTCCAAAGTGTTCATGCAATAAATAAGACTTCAAAAGTTTGTTACTTTGTACAACACTTATAGCATCTTCACGAGCTTCTGGATCCACATTTCTTAACCATTTATCGCCTAACTTATTGAATAAATTGTATTCTGGACTGCCTTCTACCTTTTCTTTTATCATGTCGTATATTTCTGTATCGACCTTCCAAAGTCTCGCATAAAATTCTAAACCATTTTCGTACTTGTTGTTTGATGATCTCGGAAACATAGTAATATTTTTATGTTCATTACCAGAACTTCCTCCGCATGATCCTGGACCACTTCCAATTTTTTCAGAGTCCGGGCAGTTATAGTTAAGTTTTATAAAATTAGTTACATCTTCCAAATATTCAGAATTTTGTTTCTGTTCATTAGTTTTTATATGAGCATTATACTCCAAATATAATCGATTATCATCCGCCGGTCTAATATATACTTGATCAATTACAATTGTTTGGTCACGTCCTATTAAATATTCATCTATTTTTCCACCCAATTCGTCTTCAATTCCTGTATAATCTGCTATTCGAATTGCTGGAGTGCCTTTTGGCACAATTAAATTAATCAAACCAGTTACGCCATATTTACTAATATCTCGGGACGGAACAAGAAATCTATTCATAGTATTTTCTTTGTCACTACCAGTTGATAAATATGCTTTTTCCGTGTACTCATAACCAACTAATTTTTCTCGAATTTTATCTATCAGTTTATGATTTTTTATGAAATCTTCTAGGGTTAAACTTTCTTTTCCGAACGTATCTTTAAATATGTTTGTTAATCCGGTCTTTTCAAACGCATCTGATGATATACCAGCGCTGTCTGCTCTAAATACCAATTTATCTGACTTTAATGGATTATTTTCCATTTCAGAATCAATTGTTTTTATCATGTTCTGTATATTTTTAGTTTGCTGAGGATTTTGTTTAACATGATTAGTTTTTCTTAAATAATCGTTTATAGCAGTGTATGCATAATTTTGATAGTCAGACAAAGCTTTATATGGTGTTATGGGTTCGGGATCAGTGACGATATCGTTAGTAATCTTTGCGTTGTCTGGGTTACGCAATTTTTCTTTCTCTAATTCTAAATCGAGTTCTTTCTGAATACTTTTATATTGCTCATAGGCTTCATCGAAAGTAGATTTTCCTTCCGAAACAGATTTCTCTAGTTCACGTATCTTATTTTTAAGCGTAGATACTTTATCTAGGTTAGAAGTATTGCCGCCAGAACAACTACCTGGGCCTGATCCTATTTTCTCGTCGTCTGGACAATTATAATTCTGTTTTATACTTTCAAAAACATCAGCTATATACGCAGAATTTTCCTTCATTTCGTTATAATCCTCGTCTGAATACGTAACCATTGAACACCTGCATTGCGGGTGTCCCGTTGCAGTCATTTCTCCGTTACTAAAGGGTTCATTTATAGGCACGGTTTCCATGTCGTGTGACATACACAAATCGCAACTACGTTCGTCACCAACTGCTCGCCATTGCTTGTATTTGTGATCGGCGATTTTGGCTCTTTCTAATACACCATGATATTCTGCAAGGTGGCGTTCGCTTCTATAAATATTTTCCAACCTTGCTTTACTAACCGGATATGAATCTTGAAAAGCCTTTGAAAACGCGTCCGGACCTTTACCCCAATTGTTAATTAAATCTTGCTTGATGTTATTAAGGTCTGTTTTTGTTAACGATTTACATAATTCGAGGCCATGTTCTGCAAAATATTTTTGTGCAAAATTTACAATTTGTTTTGGATCAGGAGCAGGTTCTTGTACGGTAACAACGGGTTGTGGTACAGACGGTTTTCCTGACATGCCGTTAATGATTCCAGGTAATATAAATGGAGTAAAAATAGTTAACCATAATTTGTAATTCTTTGATATTAATTTGGGGGTTATGTCTTCTTGAAGTTCGTCCCATATATCTAATAAATCTTCTGGAATATCATCGATATTGATATCAATATTATTTTGTATATCATTGAGTTTTTCTTGGAAGCTTTTAGATTTAGATATTGGTGATAATGGGACTTTGGGAATTGTTTTTATAGTGTTTGGTACTATTTTAATTGGCTTTTTGGTGGTGGCTGGCATTATGGTCTATTCTCCATTTCATTGTTTATACGTTAAATGGTATATATCATATCCTTTATTTTTTTCAACTTTATTCAATACCAATTCAAAACCAGGTGCAACTAAAATTTCTGTTTCCCCATATTTTTTACTAGCAGTATATTTAGAAATATCCATTGCATTAGAATCTTTAGGAAGATCGATTTCTAGTAATACTGTTTTGCCTTTGTTTCCCCACGTAGCAAATCTTTCGCCGATTGATTTATCTGGAGATGTTGACATAAACCCTTTATAGCTAATCGAATTACCGGGCTTTACCTTTTTAATCATTTTCAAGAAGTCTTCTTTTGATTGCCCGGCAAGACCCCTATAAACTTTTGTATCCTCATCGATTTTATTATTATTAATTATATTTGATAAATCATTAATGTTTTGTTTTATTTCTGCTTCTTGTTTAGGAGAAAAATTTAATTGCTTTCCAAATAAATATTGATTAATGGGAGCATACTTGAATCCAGTATATTCACTTATGATGTCTTTTTCTTTTGCAGATAGTTTATTTTTGGTAATTGATTTTTCTTGCAATGTGGTACTTTTGCTAGAAGGTAACTTTTCTTTTTGTTGTTTTTCATAGTTCTTTTTAGCTTCTTCTGGAGTGTTGCCGCAACTAAAAGAACCTTCTTCAACGGTGCCTTCCTTGCAGCGATAATTAAGTTTGATATTGATTGGTTCCAGGTCTAGTTGATAAAAGGCACCTTTCTTTCCAAGAAACTTATATAACAATTATTATCACTACCTAAGTTAAACTTTTTTATTTTTTTTATCTGGAACAACATCAACATCAAGATACGTTATTCCTGTTTCTTTGTCTATAAAATTTTTAGTAACCTTAAAAGATGTTTCACGAGGTAATGTCCATTCTCTTTCACCTAAAAATTCTGTATTAACGATTGAAGTAGGTGCACATGAGGTACCTCGCGGAATATTTATTCTTAGCAATACTGCACCTTCTTTTATAGCATCATTTTTGTTTGCACTTAGAAAACTTTTTGCATGATTGATATTTTCTGTAGTACCTATAAAACCTTTATCTTTGAAAGTACTACCAACTTTTTGTTTTAATAATTGTTTTACTCCTGTTATTCCGCGGTATGTTTTTATATTATTATTTATTTTAAATTTACTTATTGCAGAATCAAGACTCTTTATTACATTTTTAGTTTCAGGATTAATATCATCAAAAGACTTACTTTTCCTCAAAATTTCATTAATAGGTGTTGACCAACCAGTACCAACCCAATTTTCATGAAGTGCCTTATATTCATTAAAAGATAGTGAATTATTATAATCAATTATATCTTTTTTAGAATGAGATGTATAATAATTTATATTTCTTGTACCAGACGCAGAATCTAAATCGTCTTGGGATTTTATTGCATCATCATATATTTTTTCATTAATCTGCGGAACTTCTAATATTTTATTATTATCATCATCTAGAAAATAATTATTATTATTATTTGTACTTTCTTGCTTGGATGATCCACCGCACGATCCAGGACCTGATCCTACTTTTTCAGAGTCCGGACAGTTATAATTTAATTTTATTTCATTAATTACATATAATTGTCCTTTTTTTCCAGTGAACTTATACATTGTGATCATCCATTATTTTTTGTTTAGTGTCGGTAAATATGCTTTTATGTACTTAATTGGAATATCATTGGCAATTTCTATTCCTTGTTCATTTTTATCAATAGAAAACTCATCTATTGGTATAACGGCTATTACTGTATCATCGTGTAAATATCCATCTTTTAGTCCGTCATCAAAATCCTTTTTTGATAAAAACCATACAGAACCAGAAATTTCTGCATCCAACCCATTTTCTATGATAGAAGAAATATTTTTTCTATTTGCTTCATGATACAAGGTAATTGTTTTTCCTACAGGTTTTTCAAAATTTGGGTTAATATATATCGGCACTTTTTTGTCGCCAGTTTTATATTCTGATTTTTTCATACCCTTGAAAATTTTACTATCATCAACAATTTCTAAATTATTATCAATATCTTTTTGTTGTTTTACATAGTTATCTTTTTTTTTAATAGTATTGCCACCACACGAACCAGGACCTGTCCCATTTTTCTCGGAGTCTGGACAATTATAGTTAAGTTTCATTGTGGTAGTTTCTAAATCCAGGAAATACATCTTACCCGGTTTACCAAGAAATTTATACATTTTATTCCTCCGGAACCTTATATACATAATTATTTCCTCATTATTTTCATAAATGAGCTTCTAATATTATATGATATACTGATCCTACTTTTTTGTTATTCAAAACGCTGAATCTCATATTTCTGTTCAACGTAATTTCTTTTTCTGATTTATATTGGTCATCTCTAGTATAATTTTCTATTGATAACGCTTTACTACCTTTTGGTAGGCGTATTTCTAACATAGCAGAATTTTCGCCTTTTGCAAATGTTGATGCCATATTTTTATCAGGTGTAGTAGGTATAAAGGATTCTAATTTAAATTCTGCTCCTTCAACTAATTTATCTGATAAATTTTTAAAAACATTACTATTTATTCCTCGATATACTGTTGTGGCTTCTGGCAACTCTACTTTTCTAAATATATTGTCCATATTATTAATTATATTCTTTACTTCCTTTTCATCATACATAGATTCTTCGTCTATTTTCCCAGTACGTAAATATGAATTAATGTCTTTAGAATCAACACTATAACTTTTAATAGCATCTTTTTGATTGTTTGTTAATTTTGAAAATAACTTATCTGAATATTTAATTAATGTAATTGGTGTTTCTCCTGAGGTCGCTTTGTTAGCAATATCAGAAACGTTTGAATGTTTATCTGGTCCAGTTGTTTTATTGGATTCCAGTTTATTGTTTTTATTCAATTTTTCAATTTCTTTTTCTAGTGCTAGTTTTTTTCTAACGTATGATTCATAGAGTTTTTGACCTTTTCCTTTATCCCACATTTTTGGTCTAGCTATAAGCATTTTTCGTTCGATTACGGCATATTTGGCTTTAGCAGAAGAAAGTTGTGCTGCAATATCCGACCCTGTTTCAATATCTGATCCGCCACAAGAGCCAGGACCTGATCCTACTTTTTCAGAGTCCGGACAGTTATAATTTAATTTTATTGTAGTGGTTTCTGAATCTAGGGAATACATTTTGCCGGGTTTGCCAACAAATTTATACATTTTATTCCTCCGGAACCTTATCAAAGTACTTGGTCTTCTTAAGTATTTTCATGACGGTGTTTTCAAGGCTTCCTAGAATGTCTTCTGCTTCCGTGTCTAGTTTGTCGGGGGTTACAATTTCGTTGTCGAGGGTTTTGTTTTGTTTTATAGGACTAGCTTGAAATTCCATGCCTATAGGTTCCGAAAACTTACTGTAATTGTCAGGACTTGTTTCTGGGACGGTTTCTAGGCCAATTTCTGGTTCAGTTGGTTCCTCGCCAGTGTTTCTGCCACCTAGCAACGCTTCTAAGTCCATGCCGCCCATTTCGGGACCTCCCATTCCCATTCCGGGCATTCCACCTTGCTGTTGCTGACCAGCCATTGGATTTCGCCACAACGCAAGTTCTTTTTCAAGAATTTCACGGGGTGTTAATCCTTCCATCCAAGGTGCGGGATCAAGGGCAGGCAATCCAAGACTCTCTCTTGCTTCATCTAAAGTGATAACATGGTTAATAAATCTTTGAAGTGTTATGTTTTGTTTTACTTGTTCATCCTGGGGAATCAGGTCATCCCATTCAAAGGTTACTGACCAACCTTCATAACCATTGTACTCCAAAAACTTATTCCAGACTTGTTCCTGGAATGCCTTGGAACACATATTCTGCCAGCCCTGCACCATCATCTTGAGGAGTTGCAGGAGGGGCTGAGATGTCGCAGAAATTGCTGCCGCTTGAATTTCCAGCATATCACGCGGGAATATATGAGAAATGGCTTCCTTAATAAGATAGTTGTCTATTTCTGTTGGATTGAAGGCCACGTGACCTTGGTCCCAGCTAAGGTCTATGCCGCGAGGTACTGCAACAGCGAGGTCCGCAGACTGATTTTCCACGAGCTGTCTAGCATAATCCCAGAGGTCCGTTAACATTATGTCGGCAGTATTGGATCCAGCGCCAGGTATTGCACTTGTAACGGATAGCGGTACACCGCTTGCATTCTTGAGGGCATCCAGATATTCCGGAGGTACACCAACTGTCGCAATTTGTTTTGGAGATCCAATTCTGGAAACAGTTTGCATGACACGCTTCCTTACAAATTCCAACTGGGAGATAGTGCTAACGATGCCTTGTAGATATGGTTCACCGTCTACAAAAGGCGACGACTTATCCTTGATGTGAATAACTTGTTCTGTTGGAATATTAATTGGAATACCGGTGGTTCCATAGTTGTTTTGAAGTTGCCAGTATTCATAGGACTTTGATTTTTTGTTGTAAATAATGCCCTTCAGTATATGCCCAACCATATATTTGTCACGGTCACCTTCGGCTTCTGGCGGTGCCTGCTTAAATGAAGCGGCTGGCAACCTATTCACAACGTCGGGAACTATGTAACCGTCGTCGTCTTCCTTCCAGGTAACTTCTCCGATAAAAGATCCATACGTCATAATGTCGTAAAGGGCTTGCACGCAAAGTATGGTGGTGTCGATGTTGTGGTCCAGTTCATTGAGTTTCGATAAAATTTCATTAACAGTATCTGGATCTTCTTCTATGTCATCAGGCGGATTTAATTTAAAATCAAATCTAGGAAACGCAATCAACTGTAATTGCCATAAGGAGCGGGCAACAGGTGGTGCCCTAGCAGTCTGTTCCAACAACTTTATATCTATACGATTGCCAGAATAAAACGAATATATATTAGGGAATGGTGCGCCAACTGCTGCAGCCGTTATACTACTTCCACCATTGCCAACCGACGTCACTTGCGCGCCCGGCTTTTTCTTTAAGAAAGCCCGTGGTTTTTTCTTGGGCATTGTTGGAACCATATACTTGATTTCAGTCATATAAAATGAACCTCAAAACAACTTATTCAATAAAAAGGAGTAAATACAGTTTTACGACTAACTTTTATTATAGGACCACCAAAAACTATAAATACAAAAAACCCTATATACATAATTAACGTTAATAGGAGGCAAAAATGATAATAATTGATTGGATCCAAAGAAAAAACACCAAAAACGCATACATAGAATTTGAAAAAGTAGTAAGGTGTGGAGAACCTTGCTATAAAGTAACGAACTTCAAAAACTTCCCAAAAATAGATGATTGCACAAAAGAATATTTACAATCGAATACACATGTATTTGAAAGATATTATAAATTAGTTAACTTCGATCAAGTTCCAGTATTGACAATATATATACATATAGAAGACTTTGAATTTTGTAAGGAAATAGGAAAAGGCACCGTAATAACCAAGCAAGAATACGAACTATTAGAAAGGTGGATACCAATAGCCCTCACAAAATTTGAAAACGTATCACAAATCAAAAAAACACACCACGGAAAATTCACGGTCTATTTTGAACCATACGTTAGTATGGTATCAGAATTTGAGGAGTGGTTCTAGCATTAATATTTTTCGAAAAAATTATACTATATCATTCAATTGTTTTGCGACTTTTCGAATGGCTTCCACGTTCTCAACCCATTCATCAAAGCATTCGTTAGAATGCGATATATTTGTTTGAAAATATGTCATATTATTATCACCTAAACATCATAAAATTTGCATTCATTTATGAGATTAAAATAAAAATTAATAACCACAAGACCTATAAACAACAATGGTAAAAATAATATAATTCCTAGTATCATATTCGTGCAAAATACATAAATTTCTATACAAACAAATGAAAACCCAAATATTGCCAATAATATTAGTGCAAATATTTCTACGAAGTCTTTTGTAGCTGATTTTACACTACATATGAATACTTCCCATAAATTTTTCATGTATATCTCCTATAAGTTCCACTCGTTCATAAGATCAAACCAAGTACATACAATAACACAACCAATAAAAGCTAGTGGTAAAACCAATACCAGACCAAGCAATACACTTATAGTAGTTAATACATAAGCTTCTATAAATGCTAACAAAACTCCAAATGCTGTTATTAATAGTATTGCAAGTATTGTCTTAGACTTATTTGCAACAAATTTTGTGTTATTTATTAATAGTTCAAAAATATTTTTCATAAATACTCACCATTCACTACTTTATTTATATACTAACTCGGTGCGGAGTGTTTGTGCTTCCTTTTCTCCCATCTTATAATCATCAACTAACTCGTCTAAATATCCTACACAAAATTGTGGATATTTATAAACATTTTTGCTTGTATCAATTTTTATATTGATTTGTACAATTTCTATTAATTCTTTTGTGGCACCGTCAAAATCAATTTCATCCGGTTGCCAATTATTAACCAAGTCAATTAGAAAGTCCTTTACTAGGTCTTCGCATGTAGGTTCTTGTATTTCCCAGTGGCCGGTATACACTTTTCTATTATTCACGATGCCAAATAAATCGCTTTTAATATTTTCCATGTAATGGACGGCAGCTGTATAGTCAGATGCCTTAAACAAAACAATCTTGTTTGGGCCGTGCTTTGCGTAAAAAATACCCTTGTAGGTTTTCATGCTATACCTCATTAAGTTTCCAGGATTCTTTAATGTTTTTATCTCCATAAACAATCATATTATGTATGTTACTATATTTTCCAGTAGAAATATTTTTTATGACTTCCTTTTCTTTTAGAACTCTTGCAAGAAATATATTAAATATTGCTTTACTATAAGTAGGTTCTTTGTACATTACTACCACTTCCTTAAATATGCTTCATCTATTATTGAACCAATAAATATAATAAATACTGTTAGATATGCTAACACAATTATACCGAAAATTATATTAATATAATCAGGTGCTATCGAACAGCCATAACTTATTGCATTAATAATAATTATAATTATCGAAAACGGTATTAATCCAATTACAAAATACCGAATGTATTGTAATATTGACATCAATAATCACGCATCTCCAATGTCCAATCAATGATCGTACCAATTGTGTATATAACCAATAATATTGTTACTGTCATCAAAGTAAATACTATAAATATAGCATAATCTCTTGATAACCACACAAGCAATACTAGTAGCGCACACGATATCAAACCAACCATGAATCTCATAATATGTGTTAACATTCTTAACCTCCCATTAAGTATTTTTGCCTCTTCAAACAAAGAAAAACAAAACAACCAAACGGCTGTTCTGTTCTTTCCTTGTCTGGTTTTGGGTGCACATTACTAAACACCATACACGTATTTAAGTTTTTTGGTTATCCTGATTTTCAATACATATGAACTACTGGATCTCCTTTTGGCGGAGTTTCTGCACATTTCCAATGCTCTTGAATATCATCAACATTTATCGTTTCTTCAGCATTTCCAGTGCCCTTACAATGTGGACAATTCCCTTTTCTTTTATGATATGATATAGACTTATATGGAACCATTATAATAGCTGGAAACTTTGAAAATCCTTCTCCTGTTATGGTTATTGAACCTTTTTTCATGTTTAGTATATAGTCAATTCCTTCAATTAACACAATACCATTTTTGCCTTCGATTGTAATTGTATTTTCAGACATTTTTACTTCCTTTGAATTTAGTATATTGGTTCATTGATTTTATTACCTTCTGTTTTAGAACTATCTATTGTAGTGTTTATATAAAAGTTACCACATTTTTTATGTTGTTTTTTGGATGCACTTTGTTTCATTTTTATTGCTGTTATGTACGCGCCTAGCAATGCCTCTGCTGGGGAATTTGCTTCTTTCCATGTTATACCTGATTCATGGTATTGGTTATAATAATCTCCGTCGTATCCAGGATCAATTTCACATATTTCAGCATAATGTGATTTTTCTTCTTCGGGGGTTTGTTTATGTACGCTCCATGTCCATCCTTGCTTTTCACATGCCCACTGGATGCAGCCTTGCAGGTGGTCCATCGCCTGATTTCGTGATTGTTGCCATCCAATGAGTTCTAGATGTGATATGTCATCATAGAGCTTTGGGTCCACCTCCTTCAGCTCCTCCAGGAGCGCGGCCAAGGTCATGGATGCGCCTCCAGTATCATGAGCCCCCAACCACGCTCGACGCGCATTGCGTCTGAGCCAAACAATACACCGTTTTCTAGCCTAATACGGCCAGTTTTGGTGATTTTTTTGATCTTATGGGTAGTCCCATTCCTGGTACTCATCCAGGAGGTACGTAGAACCACTTCATCCCCTTCTTTCAGTGTCTTCGCCCATTCTTCTCTGATAGGCGCCGTTGCTAACATCTCCAGATAATATGTCGCATCCGTCATCTGAAGGCCTCCGGGTGCTCTTCCGCGAGCTGGCGACGGGAACTTTCGATCGCTTCAGGTAGATCAATTCTATACATTCCTTCACAATGATCATACGATTCTGTTCTAATACATCTAGATCGCTCGCTTATGGCGATCTTCTTGAGGGCCGTGACCTGGGCCTCAAGTTCCTCGACCCAAGTACTGAGTTTTTGGTTCTCGTCTTTCCATGCTTGCACTTCTTCTGGAAGGCAAATAATAGCCTTTTGGGTTTTCGTGGGTGGGACTGGGTAATAATTTTCAGTAGTCATTATTTTGTTTTCTCCTTCCTGAACCGCCACACATAGGACATTCTTCGTGTTCGTATAAAACAGGGAAATGGCAACGTTCACTAAATACTGGTATTGCTATGTTTCCGGTTCCAAGACAACGTTGACAAACTTCCGTTTTTATTTTTGGAGGATGATCAATGTTAAAATGCTTTGGATTTTTCGGACCTTCTGGAATAACCACTGGATAGTTTATTAATTCGATCTTATAGATATCCGAATCTAAAATCTTGTTTAGACGTTCTCTGTAATGTATTAGGTCTTCTTCATTATCAGGATTCATTATTTACCTCCTTCATCGGTACCAATGAATAATAGATACCGTGGTTGCTGGTTTCATTCCCTGCTTGGTAGAAGATGGAAGTATAACCTCCCCAAAGGTAAAAGGATAAGTGCCCTCATCAACTAGTAGATCATCTTCGCTGGATGGTCTTGCAACTTTGCCACTTCCATTACATACCGGGCACACGATTAGGTCGGGATCACATAAAGTGCAGCGACGGTAATATTGATGACAGTCTACAACGAAATCATCTATATAATTCGATCGGTTAATGCAGATATTAATCTCCCCAACAGGCCAATTGTTTCATGGTAATGCTTCCGGGTCGTGTATATATTAGTCCCATTCTCGGCAGTATAAGGTGCACGAACGACAATACCATCTTCTGCGAGTTTTTTTATCATATCACGAACTTCTTCTGCGGGCAGAGCGGTTTCTCGAACAATTCCATCAATAGTGCGCCAATCATAATTTTTGTTTTCCAAAGCATTTATAATTATTTTTTTAACCTTATCGACTGTCGGGGTATCATGTTCTCTCCCAACAAATTCACATCCCTCATCATCACTCCTGGACCATTCCAGCGTACTCATTACATCTCCTCTTTTTTCATTCATCCTCTTTCCTCAAAGTAGCGATGTTTTCCGAAAGCAATATTCTGTCATTCTTTCTTTCCACCACCCATCTAAAGGAGGCTGAAAAACTTTAATATGTTTGATCTTCGTGAACTTGCCGTCAAATTTTAGAATGACAGGTAGCGGCATTTTGTCTATATTGACTTTTATAGACATCGTATCAGGACATTTCTCATTCTTCATTAATAATACCCAACATCCAACTTGAATTCTGACATTTGTTCTTCTGGATAATCCTCATCAAACTCACCAGGATATTTACTCATTTTTATAGATATTGATTGCCATTCATCGCCATATTCGGATCTAATAACTTCTAGAATTTTCTTTTTTATGCCTTCATTCATAGTTTTGCCTCGAAGTACTCATAACACGTATAAAATTACTATAGCAACCAATAACACTATAAAAATTATGAATTCATCTTCCATTCTTTTCCCTCCCACAGTCATCTTTTTCTTCTAGATATACATTAATTTTTATTATATATCCTTTGGTTATCCAGTCGTATAAATCCGAAATTAAATTAAGAAGTCCGCCCAAATGATCACTGCTTAAATTATATACCCTAGTCGGAATTCCATATCTCATATCAATTCACCTCACTTTTACTATATACATATAGTACTTACTAGAATAAATAGTTTTTGGTCACCAAGCATCATAGTCGCTAACGTCTTCTTGGTAACGACCACATTCATCTTTAATTATGATTTTTGTTCCTATACCGGTTTGAATTAATTTAATTTTATAATAAGGTTCTTGATGCTTCCTTACAAATTTATATAATCTCTTCAATTCTTTATCAGATATAATTAATTCAAACATATCATGCCTCTGCTTTGGAAAGAATTGTTTCTTTGTCTTTTTCTTCGCATGGGCCAACTGATTGCAATGTTATATGTATACGGATTGGTTTCATTGGGCTTCCGTGGGGTATCACTTGGTGACATTTATTATGCTCATATGTACTTCTATGATAATTTTTGTGAGTCCACCAATCAAATATCGACAATATAAACATTAAGCCAAAATAACCAATACCATATCCAATAGGTATTCCTACGAATATAATAAATATTAAGATGCCATCATCTATGGTAAACATATAAAAATCACTTTACCCCAATTTCATTAATTACCAAAAAAAATAAAAAAGTTTGCTTTAACCTTGTAGCATTCGCTATCATCTTTTCCAAATGCTGATTCATGGCATCTTTTAATACTATAAAATTTAATTCCATGTCTTTCCTCCTGCTTCTACTATGGTTACTTCACTGCGAGGTTTTGATTCGACCTTTAGTACATAATCATATTTATACGTTTTGGTCGCCATATACTTCTTCTACAATTTCCTCGATATCCCTTGGATAGTACCCAGATTCCTTTAGCATGTTTCTAAGATCATCTTCTTTATTAATACCAGGTTCTGGTTCCATTATGTCTGAATATTCATGTAGAATCCATGACATCCTAGTACCAGCATCAAATCGATAATCTCCGCCTTCCCTGAGTAAGGCTAACTTCAATTTGTGTATTCTTGTTTTTGCATTCATACTGGTCATCTCCTAGTTATCTTTTTCCACCCTCAAACAAAAGAAACAAAACAGCAAACGCTGTCTTGTGTTCTCTTGCCTGTTTTGTTGGGCACATACTATACTATTGCCAAACTATTTAAAGGTTTTGGTAGCTATTACCAAAACGTATTTATACAACAACCACTAAACAAAGTATTATGAAAATGATTCAAGCTGATCAGATATTACAGAAAATTCCACCTTTTCTGGAATCCGACATACACAACAAAATAATAATATCAATAACGTCAGACCTTATAACCAAAAACATAAGTTATGCCAGTCAACGCAACGACGACATCATAACATTTCGAGGATCTCGAATGACTGATTTTGATTATGTCTTGTGGTGGGGAGATTCTTATAACTTCGGCAGAACACTACTAGACCTGATTATCAAAGAAATCAAAGCCATTCACGAAGCAAACATGGCAGTCTACTATATAATAATAGAATCCAGGAAAGATTTGGAAGATTTTATTGCTAACTGGAAACTAGCTGACAAAGAACTTGGCAGGGAATTAACAGATTATTGGGATAAAAATCATGATATGGTTATACGGAAAGAGGCACTACCATGAAAGTATTTACAGATCCCGTAACAAAAATACCACCGCTTCTAGAAAGCGATATCAAAACCAAAATAATTATGTCGGTGTCTATTTCTCTGAACAATATAAAATACATAAGTTACGTTATAAAAAATAAGTATAGTAATGTGTTGGTATTTCGTGGTTGTCGATCACATCAAAATCATATCTACAATTGGTCGGATAGTTATAACGCAGGAATTTCTGTATTAGATTTGATTAATAAGGAATATAAAAAATTAACCTCAGATGGATTTAATGTATCATATTATATAATAGAATCCGGAAAAGAATTAAAAACTTTTATAAAAAGACATGATATAGAAAACAGTTTAATGGAAATAGAACTATTGGAACTTTGGAAACAACTTAAAGAAAACAAAAATATTAAAGAAAATAGTAAAAAATCACATATGATATAAGAACCGATGATATCAGCACTATTTCTATGCTCTCCTCTCGTATTCATATTCAAGCTCTGACATGGATATTGGATGATCGGGACCAAATCGATTTCGCACTGCCTGGTAAATGGCTTCACGGTCTTGCTTTTGCAATGCCCCAAATTCCGGTCTTTGGAATTCTACAAGCCTAGTTTGTTTCATAGCAACCTTCTTATAATACTAGTATGACCACATTCAATATTATGCCAACAATTGTACCGACAACGCATTCCAAACTAAATACATCATTTTCTTCCATTTTACATCACCTCACTTTTTACCAATTACTAATAGTACTTACTAGAATAAATAGTTTACGGCTGAAAAAAATATGTTATTGTAATTATTATTTTGTTATTATTACTGGTTCTTCGAATATGTCTCTACTTAATGATATTTGTTTATTTATGCTTTCCATGAAGTCGACCAAATAACTTATTGTTTCATCATATGTTCTGCCATTTTTAATATTATCTAATCGATCCTTTGTTGAATCACTCAACTTGATTGTTTTTGTCATCATTTATATATTCCACCTTATTTTATTAGTATACTATAGTAAGTATACTAAAATCATAGTATTTATAGTTTTTGCCTGATTTACATTGATTTTCATTGACTTAATATATTTATAGTAATTATTAATATATTTATACAGTTTTTTTAAAAAACCACTAGCTACTACTTATACTTATACTTATACTTACTTATATTTTATACTTACTTATACTTATGTAATATAGTAAATATATAGTAGTAATATAGTAAATATAGTTAGTAGTTATTGATTATATAGTAATATAGTAGTTATAGTAAAAAATATAAAGAGCTTAAAACTTTAGTAGTATAGTAAAAGTTTTTACCGTATTACCTTATTAAACAACTTACGGATATTGGTTTTGTGAAAATTTTGCAATATGGTTAAGAGAAATTTCGAGACGTTTACCGATAACGGTTTTGGACAATACGTAGTTTAACTATAATTAGATATTCAAAACCAAAAACTATAAGTACAATAAAGTTAAAACTTCCTAATATGAAAATTATTGACTATGACGTATCTAAAAGAATTCCGCCAATCACTGAAAACGACGTCAAAACCAAAATAATCATATCACATAGCATTTCGGATGGGGGAAACAATTTCATTGATTATGTAATAAGAAACAATGATGGAATATTTATGTTTCGTGGTAATTTAAAAAATTGTATGACGGATAATTGGCTCGTTGATGTCAGTACATGGGAAGATAGATACAATAATGGTAAAACAATAATGGACTTATTATTAAAAAAACAAACTGAAATGGAAAAAAGGAGATGGACAACAATACATTATATTGTGGAATCCTACAATGACTTATTGAAAATAATAAATACTTTTGATATTACCGGAAATCTAAAAACAGAACTAATGGATTGCTGGGAGAAACTTCCAGTTAACCAAAAAGCTTAAATACGATCATAGTGTTTTATAATGTGCCCCCAAAACACCGGAAAGCCAGGAGACAAGATTTTCCTTGTTTCCTAACTTTTCGATGAGGGTATAAAGGGTGAGGTGACGAGAAATGACGTCTGAAATGATTCAGGATAATGAACATGCTACCCGGCTTGCTATTAGAATTGCAGGGGTGTCGATAAAATGCAGTTAACTGCGGAAGAACGATATCAACGTTCTAAAGCTTCATATGAAAGAAATGGATGGGTATTCGAAGATGATAATATAAGGTTTGATAAAATATGTCCTGTGATTCAAAGGGCTTGCATAAAAGAGCAATGTCTTGCATATATAACGAATATTGGCATCGCTGAAGGTATACATTATAATTGTCATAAATGTAATTTGTTGAATATAGAATTGGAGTAACTGAACGTGACCACAAAAAATGACATTGAAAAGCTGTTCGGCGAAACACGTGATAAGATGCTGGACCCGAAAACAGATAGTACGGCTTGTATAACGTTGATGCTGGATTTTGCTGATAAGGCATCTGTATTGTTACCAGATTTGTTCAAAGAGTTAGGAATGTTAGGGCACAAAATATTTTCCCCTAAACCCTAATTTTTCAGCATTTAGTTTATATACTAGAGTCCGAAATCGCGGGGAAATCGATGCAAAAACCCACGATCTTTTTTCTATAATATCAAAATACTACCGAAATTAAAACTGATTTTAAGCGCTTAAAACGTTTATATAGCAAAGTAATTATTAAAAAACGTTTATAATAATAGCTACCAAAAGTTATAAATAAAGGCAAAACTAACAGTTCGTTATGAAAGATACAATTAAATTAATTCTTGAAGACGTAGACAAAATACCCAAGGACTTTCATGAATTAAAGAACATGCTAGAACAATCGGAAAATCCAAACGAAAAAATGCATATCGATGATATTTATAAATTCAAAAATCCGATGTTAAAAATTCCTAACATTTCAGAGGACATAACCAAACAAATTGTGTTAATCCATACGATAACAAATTATTCAAAATTCGTAGGTATTGTGGTGAAGGTTCGTGAAAACAAATACGCAATAAGAGGGACACAAATCATAAATTCCCGCTATGATCCAGACATGACAACATGGGTAACTACTGGACATTCAATACTAGAAACAATATCGAAATTTCGAATTGCTATGGGCGATAATTATGCAATGTTTTATGTAATAAGAAATAAGGAAGAAATGTTATGTGTCTTGAATGAATTGTTGCGATAACCAAAACTTATAAATACCAAAGCAAACAATAAACCACATATGCAAGTCATAACTAATCCAAACAAAACGATACCTAACATTAATGAAGATACGGAATCTGAGTTCATTGTGGGAGTGTGAAAACCAGATGACAAAGTCTATGGCAACGTTACAAGACTTGCAAAAAATAGATTCAACGATCCAGGAAATTAACAACCCTCATAAAGAAATACCAAACATAAATGAAGACGATGATAGTAGAACGGTTATTTGTGTTGTTTATGTATATAATAATGTATATTGTAAAACAATGATGAATACTAGAAGAGGGGGATTTGCTTGGATACATGGAACCAGTTTTTTAGATGGTAGTTATACAAGACACGATTTATGTATTGAATCAAAATCAAAAATCGGCCTCATGAAATCCAAATATGAATTATATAACTATTTATGTATTACATCTATATGCGGTCCTTGTAAGTTTTTTGTATGTGACACAAATAAAGCAAAAAAAATAGTGAAATTTATATACTATGGACGTGATACACATTACGGTAAAATTACAACGTATGCATTATTATTTGTATGGTTTGTATTAGTACTTTTTGAGTTGTTTGGTGGTGTATAATATGCAAGTATTTAATAAACCAGATAAAGTATTTCACGTTAATGAAGACAATGATAGTAATTAGTAGGTGACATAATGATAACATTCAAGAATCCCCAGGAAAAAATTTATGACCTGGAAAATCTAGATGATAAAATAGTGCTGGTCCATGTGAATACACCATATAATGAAAATTATTACGGAATTGTACAAAAACATTCATTCAATGATTATAAAATAAAAGGCGGCACAATAGGTAAAGGCAACGATGATATACACATATGGGGACTTACTGGAAAAACAGTTCTAGATATTCTTACAGAGTGTTATATTAATTCTATTGGAAGTAGATATGAATATACTTTCTATATTATAGAAGAAATGTCAGAACTTGGAGAAGTACTAAAAGTATAAAAAAATCATTACGACTGGTGTTAGCCTGTCCAGCCGCCTCCAGTTCTTATAACTCTTTTTGGAATCCTTGTCGGAATAGAAACATTATTAGTGAACGTTGATAGGTAAAACAAAGCCTGTGTCATGCTATCAACCTGGTCGTCGTTTTTTCCAACCGGGAACGATGCAACTTCTTCCAAAAAGTCGTGTACCCAATCGGCGTTTTGTGGCATAGGTAACCATACGTTACCGGCTTCCACGTATGGTGTAATTGCGCGAGCCCTAACTACCTTTCCGCCTTGTGGTTCAACGGGAATAAGACCGGGTACAGACCGTTTTAACATTGTTATTATTGCAGGACCATTTGCTTTATCTTCTATTAGTTTTGCGGAAGATGTCGGCCATTTCGTTGAAAGCGTTGTAATACTTTGCATAGTGGCAATGACGTCCATTTGGGCACGAACCTGATCAAGTAAATAGAAGTCGGATTTTTTTCTTCCCCATACTTGACCGACGACATAATCAGTGTCTTCCGCATCTTTGAAAGTGCAATCCCATGATTGTATTATGATATCCATATGGGATTCGAGGTCTTTTGGTTTTTGGATATAGAATTGGTTTTTGTGGGTTGGATCAATGTCACCAGGAATTCCCCACCAGCCTCTATTAAATATGGCACCGCCCGATGGACTAGGATGCTGTTGGTAAAGTGACGCCCACGTATAAGAACCTGCGCTAATTTTAGTAGCTTCCAATTCCTCAGCATTTCCGAAACGTTCTGGCCACAATGCTTCACCGACTTGTCGTGGATCCTGTGGTTCTAGTGGATATTCGGCGATCATTGGGAATTTTAAGACTGTCCATTGTTCTGCTTTTGGATTAGATGCTGCTAACGCAAGGAGTCGACCGGACAAATCGTCTTCGTGCCACCTAGTTTGCGTGATCAATATACGGGCATCCATATTAAGTCGTCTAGTATAAAAGTCGTCTTTGTACCAATTATAGATACCGTTGCGAATGGTTTCTGATTCAGCGTCTTTCCTGCCACGAATTGGGTCATCAATAATACCATAAAAGAATCTTTTACCAGTGATAGATCCACCAACACCAGCGCACTTATAATAACCAATATGATTTACAATTTCAAAATTTTCGGTATTGCGTTGATATGATCCGGTTGTTGATATTGTTCTTACGTTTTTGCCGGATAGCGAGGTTTCTGGAAAAAGTTCGCGATATAAGTCATCGTCTATGATTCGCTGGACGTCTCTATTCATGTCTGATGCGAGTGAAGCAGAATAACTTGTGGCCATTATACCGATGTCGGGATTCTTGCCGAAGATCCAGGCGGGCAATCTTCTGGAAACCAATTCAGACTTTCCGCTGCCGGGTGGAAGAAATATCATAAGTCGTTTTATGTCACCAAATGCCCAGCGTTCCAAGTAATCACATATGATCTTGTGGTGCCAATTAACAGAATAATCTGGTTTTGTGTATAAGGTAAAGTCTAGTAAGTGTCTTCTTGCTTTTGCTTTTTGTATTGCATTGTCTCCTCTTTCTCCAAGTAACCAGGGAGCAATGTCACCACTAGGGGTTAAGATCGGCGACTTCAATACAGGAAGCGGATTTTCAAGTTTTGTTTTTTTCATGGTAGCGCAACCAAAAACTATTAATACTTGTAAGCGTAATGTTAACTTGGTGATGGATGTTGAAAATGATAAAGCCTGATGTGAATGGCGTATTCCCAATAATTAATGATGACCTTGATAGTAAGATTATTGTAGTGGTTGATGAATATAACGATGAAAGATTACCGGTATCATATTTTCTGCTGGAGAACCAAAGCAAAGTGCTTTATCATATACCTTCTATGAATATCGTAAATTCTCATATAAACTTATGCCAAACTGAATTAAGTGATTATCAGAATTTGTTTAGGATACTTGGTTCGAAATATAAACCATTATTGGCAATTACCCATTTCATTGTATTTGATAATATATATGAATACATGGAATGGAAAGCAAGGACCATTCCCGGGCAGAGGTAATCATGGACACCTATAAACTAGATAGTAATGGCATATTAAAGATTATTAATTTTGATAAATATGAATATATAGTAATAGTTTCTCGTATTGTTATATTCAATGTATATAAATTAACATTTTATCATAGAATAAATAAAAATGGTAATATAATTAATTTACATAGTGGAGATGGTTTCAATATAGGATATGACTATGATTTACAGCATTTGGTAAGTAGTTTTATGAATGCTAATTCAGAGTGTCTTTTATTTAAAAATTCCACAGAATTCCTTGAATGGATCAAAGAGCAACCAGGATTAAAAAATGGTGTATTCTACAGAAAAAATATTATGTCGGCTGACTAGTTTCTAGAATGTTCTCCCAGTCAAACTTTATTACATTAAGGTATATTTTTCCGAGGCCATTTTTTTCACAATCAACACATACCTGGAAGTCTTTTAGGTGTTCCATAAGTTTCTTTCCGGAAAGATGCTTTTCCACAGAAACGATTGTTTCTTTGTGGCAGGCAGGGCATTTTAAAAAAATTTTCATGGCAAGGCTTCCTAAATAATTTTCCCGGATTCTAGGTCAGATAGAATCTTTTTATTGTGATCGGCAACGTTGCTTTCAGTTGTGATGTCACAGCCGCCTTCACAAGTGCATGTTTTTTTATTTTTTCTTTCCAACAACTTCATGGAAATCAGGGATATTATAAAACATATGTTGGTATCGAGTTCTATGATGGCATGTGATAAGTTAGATTTTTTTTCTATTAATTCGTCGAGGGCGGTGGCAAGTTCCTCGGCAGTCATGTCTAGTTCTGGTATGTTTTCTTTGAACATGGTTTACACCGAAAAAACAACATTAAAATGACGGCCCGGAATTCTGTGAATGGAAGTGTCGCTCCCGCGTCCGGTCTTCAAAGTATAGGTTCCGGGCGATAGTCTGCCTTGCCAAAAGAACGGCCTGTTTCCGTGGATGGGTTCCATGTCAATTATTTGGCCTTTTTCATTGAGGAGGGTCCAATTCTTTTCGCGACCAACCGCAACCCTAGCATAACAAGAATCGCTTATGCCGCCATACTCTTTTGAAATAGTGTATATGTTATTTAAAACGCTTATCGAAAAGTCTTCAAACTTAAATAGAAGCTTTGGTTCCATGTTCTGTTTATTAATGTCGGGACTAGGAGTTTCGGGAGCATTGTCTTCCTGTTCGGTTTCCTTTGTTTTATCATGTTTTGTCATTTATTTGCCTCTCTGCAATTTTGATAATTCTTTAGCTATTTTGTTTTTCTGCTTTTCTAGGTTACTTCTTTCGGTTGGTGGAAGGTCATTAATGATTTCTTCCAATTGGGTAATTTCGTCTAAAACGTAATTGTATGGTGTTTTTCTTACCACGTTCTCCATCCTCGGTCCTTGGTTTTAATGAGATGTTCTAAATGTTTTTTAAAATAGATTTTTTCGCGATATCGAAAGTCCTGGTTGGATTGTCTTCGAACTTCCGGACTGTCATGGTTATACCAAAATGGGTTGTACTTGCGGTATTTAGAAAATTTTGGGAATTTATGATTGGTGTTATATATTCTATATGTTTTGGACATGGTAATCTTTAAAAGAGTATTGCGTTTATTTATAGTTTTTGGCAGCAAGTTCCTTTTTGATGCAACTCGGACACATTGCAGGCCCTCGTTCTGGTATCTTAACTTTACATTTAGTGCATTTTTTCATGTCAGGTCTTCCAAGTTCAAGGCATCTCCACAAGCTCTACCCCTCAGCCCAAGGGTGTGTTATGGACTTTATTCTCATACCCTTTTATTTCAGTCCTTTTCCCTGCTGAACTTATCCGAGTTTTTCAAGGGTACAGGGAATTTATGTGGTCCGGGCAGGCCCACGTGGGTTTGAATCCCACTTGTTGTGTTATAGAATTCGCGGCTGTCATCCGCGTTACAGGAAGGAAAATAAGGACACATTAAGTCAAATGAGGAGGTATTTGCTTAAACCCAAACAAGTTCTGAGTTTGGTTTGTTGTATCCTTACTTTGCCAATACATACTATAGACTTTCTAGTATATAAATGTTACGGTCGGGTTTTTTTAACCAAGAAATCCCGTAATTCTATTAGATTGTTTATTAAGAAGAATCGACAATAGCGACTTATTGAACCATTTTGAATTTTATTTATATATTCGATCAAGTCCGCGGCCGTTATGTTATTTACCAGGTTATAACACATTTGATTACTGATATAACTACTTGCATCAAAAGATGTTTCATTTAGTACAAATTTATCGTTGTGTTTTACTACCATTCCAAGCCAATGACAAACGTTTTTACTGCACACAGAACCGTGTTCGACGTTACCAATTTCCACCATAATAATGCTTCTTGGAGATTCTGATAATTTGTTAAAAATTGATATCTTGCTTTCGTTTTCGTCAATAACGATTTCATGGAATTCTGTCATACTAATAAGTAGTCGTTAATGGTATTAATAGTTTTTGGTAGTAAAAAATAAAGGTTTTAATGGCTTTTTTATTTGAGTGGCCTTGGAACACTTGTCTTATATACAGTTTTTATTGGTCGTGGTTCACAAGATGGTTTTCTGAATGCTATCCGTAAGTATATTGTAGTATCACATTCATTGTAGTCAAGGGGTTCTGTTTCAGTAAATTTCTGGTTACTGTGGTCAGATAGTCCGATACCGCCGCCAGTTAAGTCATTGCATGATCTTGTGGCGTGTGATTTTGCACAACACGAAGTTGAACCATTAAAGAAATGATGACCACCATCAGTAGTTGTATTATAGTATAGCGGGATTGCAGCGGATGTAGTATCATAACGGGTTATTGGATATGTTTCTATGGCATCTATCCAATCTATCCAGGTTCTTGGGTAATGATTACCGGTGCCAATATATGGATCAATTACTTCATAATGACATTTCTTGGTTCCAGGTTTCCAGACAACTTTTATCAGGCCATTATCGGGATCATTGGAATCAATCTCGGCTTGTTCTGCTTCGGGTGTTCCGTTGCGATATGCGGTAAATTTTCCGAAGTCATTCATGGGATGTTCCAATAGAACTGTCTGACCATATGGTATTCTATAAGTTCCAATGCATTTTCCTTGTAGGTATATTTCACAATCTGCGGCTTTTCCGATACCATTGTCTTTATGGCTGTTATGTAGTCGTATTCTGAAATGTTGGTCATGTTTCAGGATTACATAGCCATCTGACGTTTCTTCTTGTGCCTCAGGGACACTCACACTAAATCCATTTAGGGTACTCATAGCTATTTCCTCCATTCGAAAGCATTTTCAATGCAATCGGAGTAAGGTCCATATAGGACCACAAATACGTCACCTCCAAAAAATATATGGATCAAATTTCAATTAGATTCGATCCTGCTTGAATATCTGACTTTTTTCCAGAACACTCGCTATTGGATACTTTTATGGTGCTTGATACTGGATTGAATGGATCCACTGTAACATAACAGCCGCCAGTGGTAACCAACTTACAATTCTTGACTTCAGCATAAGATTGTCCGATTGCATGAATTCCGTAATAGCCTTCAATGACACAATTATCGAAGGTTACGTGGGCTTGTTCAATTAGGTAGGTTGCCCCACCAGTGGAATCATGACGGTTCTTATTGCTTTTTAGTGTGGAATCTTTGATAATGCCGGTGCCATCTCTTACCATAAATCCGTATGATCCCGTGGTTTTTGTGCAGTCCATGTTAAGGTTTGTGATGTTGAAGTCGTTTACTTGCCAGACGGTTACCTGGCTATCGGTTCGGATGTTGGATGCAGAAATCCCGTCTTTTGAACGTTCCCGAAAGTCATCATTGCCGTATAATACAAGGCCTTCTCTGCAATTCCAGGATTCTGAATCACGAACCTGACTATTGTGACAGGTATCTAATATGATTGCTTCAGCACCACAATTTTCAGAATATGTGTTGGATACGATTTCGTCTGTTCCGCTACCGGATCCATTGTTTCCGAGGTATATTCCAGAACCCCAAGAATTAAGTAGTTTGAGATTGTGGTAATTTCCGTTGGTTCTGAGGGAGCCTACTAGTATCAGGCCTTCGCCGTCGTGTGGTTGACCATCGGTTTGTTTTGCTCGATTACCGTCTAACGTTAAATACGCTACTTCAAAGTTTTCATAACCGAGATCGTATGCTTTTGTTGCACGTATTAACATTAAGGCGACGTGACGATCCGGACTTCTTTGACCGGGCATCATTTGAATTATGGTTTTGTCTTCACCTGCACCATAAATATGCATAGAATTTTTATCAAGTATTGGCAAACATGTATAGAAAATGTTGCTTCCATCTGGATTTAAAGCAAATTTATGTTTTGCAGACAAAAGATACTTTCCGGAATCTATGTACAGGCTTCCGCCATCTGGTACCGCATCAATGGCTTTTTTGAATAGGTCAACAGCATCGGAACCAACAGAAACCTTGCTTAATTGTCGGCTAGACGTTTTTGCGATAATGAAATCGTCTTCAGTATAGATAGTTACGTCGTATTGGGTCGATACATCATTTTGTACAGACGAACCTTTTGGATCTTCAACACCAATACTTTCAGTTATGATGGGTTGTTCTTCGCATGTGCAATCACAGTCACATTCTGTTTCTTCTTCCGGCATTTCTATTTCTGGTATGTCGGGAAATTCCATGTTCAGAAGGTCGTCGTTCATGCTAAAGGCGGTTAACGTAGTTAGCATAAGTAAAATAATTGTGGATAATATTAATTTTTTCATGAAGACTCCGAATTACTTTTATTGAGGGTTTTCTTGAATTCTTCAAATGCTTTTATTTGTTCGTCTGTCCATGATTCTATTGCAGCTACATCGGGGTCAATTGCACTTTCTATCCGGACTGTTTGGATGGGGGGACGTAGCGATAAATAAATTTTGCTGGTCTCATTATAGAGCCGTAAGTATTTTTCATACCAAAATTTGTCGCGAGTACCATCATCTCCTATTGGGAGCACAAATTCATTATTGGAACCATCCAATACTGATTCTATTCGAGATAGTTCGCGTTCATAACGATTCAGGATAGTTGGAGAATATTGGTTGACACGCTCGGCTATAGTGGCAGACAAAAAAGCATCTGCTGTTTGTGTAGCTTCTTCTGCTTTTTCTCGGGCTGCCTTCATATGTTTCCAGATAGCTACTTCGGATACGTCGACGCCATATTCTTTTAGTAGAATTCCTTTTAGTTCTTTTGAAGTGAGAGTACAATTATCAATGATGTATTGTTTTGCTTCTTCCGTTATTACGCATGGGGTTGCCATTATGTTTCACCATATTTTTTTAAAAAATATATACATGAAAAATTATGATAATTATTTTTTAGATTTAGATTTTATTATTAGTTCTTCAACTATTTTACTATTTCTTGGTTTATATATAAGTTCTCTACCTAATTTTTCTTGTTCTATTTCTCTCATTCTGTCTACAACATTATCGTGTTCTATTCTTAATGCTTTTTTAATACTTGAACCTTTATTTTTAAAGAAGTCTTTGGTTATGTCTTTTTCACGTTCAAATAAATTTGCATATTCATCAGACTTGTTTATTAGATCCAATTGATTTGTTGCTATATCCAATAATTGTTGAGCAGTATCAAAATTTATACGATAATCCATAGCCTTATCTGCATTTGTTTTATCATAATTTTTAGATAAAATATTTTTCATTATATCTTTTCGGTGTGCAATTGTTGATGATATATCAGTAATAGCATTTTTTCTATTTTCTTGTGTATCCTTAATCGGTTCTCTAGGAATACCTTTCCAAAAGTTGGCGTCGTACGTAGTAAGGTTAGTTTTTTTAGAACTTTCTGTTTTGGTTTTTGTAGAATCTTTGTTGCCAGTGGCACCACCACAACTTCCAGGTCCAGTACCGCTTTTTTCATCATCCGGGCAATTATAGTTAAGCTTCATTTGTTCATTTTCGGTTACATATAACGGACTTTTTGATTTTTTGTTTATTGTATATTTCATTTTTTAATACCTCAATATTTTAAATAAAGTTGTTTTCATATAATTGCGTTACAAGATGTATTGCTTCTTGTTTGTTCTGACAGCCTTGCAACGCAAAAGATTCTTGCCAGCAAGGTATATCCTCATCATTGACGTCTACATATAAATCAAAAAAACACTTTTCCGGAATTGCGCGATTTAAAAAAGCAACGGAACTTTCTAAGTCCGTTAACTTTTTTTCTTTCACACATTCACCACACAAATAAAGTTCCAGGGTGACGATCTTCATATTCTTTTCGCCTTCGTATAATTTCGTTGTCTAACGTTTCTATTAAGTCATATCGGTTTTCCTTAATACATTTGTCTCGGAGTTTTGCTGCCATTTCCATTACATAGAATATGTTGGACTTTTTCGAACCTAGTAATTCAATTATTGCACTTATTCGGGTATCCAAGTCTAGTGAAACTTTGTTTTCGTATGGAATTTCGATTATTACGTTTTTGAATTCTCTAATTGGATTAAGTTCTATTGTTTCATATAGTTCTACCCAAAATCTTGTATCGTCGTCCAAGGCATATCTGTCTAACTGGGATCGACTAAAAAAATTATTAGTCATTTAATAATATCACCAATGGGATTGATTAGTGTTGATCAGCCATACGATATGTGGCTAACATCTGGAGGAATTTTAGAATTTTCCGCTTTCATGGCTTTTTCTTTCGCCTGTGCTTCCTGAGCTTGCTTAATAACGTAATCTAGGGTATTACGCTTAATCGATGAAAATGTTTCTAGGTCCATTTCGGGTTGCAGGTCCAGTACAACAACGTCTGCATTTGTAATGGTTCCCTGGGAATTATATTCTTTTCCGGTCACGGGATCAACTTCATGGAGATAAAAATCAATGCCAACCATTGCATTAGGTTTTATGTCGGTTGCGAAAAACTTGTTACCGCCTGCGAAAATTATGTATTTTGCAGGATTTTCAGTATCAGCATTTTCGCTTTCACAGGAACAACAATTTTCGCCTTCGCTTTCTTTATTTTCTAGTTCGTTCCAGGTAGCTATAAATTCATCGATGAAGGAATTAAGGCGAGTTTCAATTATTTCGTTTAGTTCGGATTTCAGGGTTTCCAAATCTTCTTGTGTAACTTCAGTCATTTTCTTGTCCTCGAAACTATTTTATTATTTTAGTTTTTTTGAATATGCTTTCTGATAAAATACGTCAAATGCTGAACCGGATATTTGGTCTAGCCAGAACCAGTCTTGTTGTGAAATGGTTCTTTTGTCGTATAGCATTTTTTTATCGTAATAGAATTCGCGGTCGGTTATTTCTGGTAACAAAATTTCGGTGGAAATAAGGTCACAATTTTCGCATTGCAATTCGCCGCGAGCATTATACCGGAGCAAACTACCACATTCATCGCAACGTAGGTCTACTCCGGTTCCAAAATCTTCTGTACATCCCACACATGAACTCGTTGTTATAGGATGAGTTCCGAATTTTTGCATGGTTTTCCGTTCGCGAATGTATGCTGCTTTTTCTTCTTTTGTTTTGAAAAATATTTTGGTTTTTTTACCGCAAATACTTATCACTAAAAAGATGGGTTTTTTGGGTTTTACGTATTTGCGGTTGCGTATTTTCTGTTGCTCTATATAGTGGTACTTGCACAAGGAATGTAATTTGTTGACAGTATCCTTGCGGCCATATGCGTTATCCTCAGATAATTCTATACCACATATATAACAATGATTACGATCGGATTTCAAAAAGAGTCACCAAAACAATATTATTAAAATGTATTTAATACTTTTCTAGTATATAAAGTTTTTGGTTGAAAACTATTAAAACTATTGTTGGAGTTGTTTTTCTAGAAGGTTTTGATAGAAGTCCCAGGTAGCATATATGTCCGGAAATTCCAGGACGGTATTATAATTGGTTATTACTTTTATATTATTTGGTGTTTTTATAATGTCAAAATATTCGGAAATTTGGTTAGTGTCAAAGTTTATTATGTTCATATGGACTTTGCCATATCTCCGAATTGTTTTAATGTACTTCATATAGATGGCTATTGGAGGCATTATATAAGTAGCTAGAAATTTTGGATAGGCTTCCTTGTAACGGATCGGCCATTCATTGAAGTCTGTCATGGGGATACCGTTCTTCGTATGTTTCAATTAGCATAGTTATATTTTGGTACATAATATCTATTGAATGTAATTGAAATCGACACTTGCAATTATTAGGAATGTTTGTTGTAGGGTAAAAGCTTGGTGTAGCATGCGGATTTGAATTCCAACCCCATGATTGATCTAATGGATTATTAATGAACACTGTTTTTAAGTTACATAAATATTCTGGAATTCTATGTGTATTTGTATCATATTTTATACAATATAACGTTGATTTGTTGTGGTATAATGCAAATACATCAGGTAATTCAACTGGTAGGTAATAGGTAACATCATCGCTTGTTGGACCCAGCCTAATAATTTTTGCCATTTTAGTCGCTATCCGACGTTGTGTTCTTTTCGTATATTTCCATTAGTGTGGATAAGTTTTTAGGGATGTCAGATAATGGCCCACTTTTGTACCAACACTTATAACCAGACGGTTGCATAATGCGAAGGTCTTCACGATAATTTCCTTTGCCGACCCATCCCCAGTTCGGAGGTATTTTTCCATTTAGGAATCTAATTTCTGCTGTTCGGAAGTATTTTGGCACGTGGTAGTTTTCATTGTGCTTAATACAATACAAAATTGTATGATAATCTTCATCTTTTTCATCTAGTGTTCTTTTTGTGCAATCACCGGCAATCACTAGAATATCCGGTAATTCGGGCACATAAAAGTAGCACATACCTCTGGAATCTGGACCAAGTATTTGAATATTCATGGTGTGTAGTTAGTTGTTTTTGTATTTATACGTTTTGGTTAATCAGTGTAGATGTGGGCACTTGCAGAAAACGTTGTTAGACTACCAGGCAAAACATTAAGATCATTTGCAATTTTTTCCTGGAGTTTAGCGAGGCCATAAACGTTTGTGGGCCAGGCTTGTAATATATCATGGCTTCTAAAGAAATGGGTGGCGTATAGTTTACCTAATCGTAGTTTGTAGTCTGCGACAATCTGACACGGATGGTGTATATTTGTTTCTAGGTCTTTTTCTGGTAGCCACAAGTAGGCTGTTGCTCGACGTGTGGTTGGATGTTTTTTCAGGATTTTTGTGATATAGTATATTTGACGAGACATGCGCTCGTTGTAGGTATAGTCAAAGCCTTTGCAGTCATAAGAAAAGTCTAGTAATTGTTCTGCGTATATATCAAGGGCATTTATGTCCCAACCAGAGTTTTTGATTGGGAAACCATTCAATGGATGACTGATTTCCATTACAAGGTTTTGCACTTCTTTTGTATGTTTATGATCTTCTGTGATAATATTATTACCATTCAAATTTATATAATTTTTTGCGTAGTTCCATCCATCAGAGGAATCTGGTACTTTTTTAAAATGTGTCATAAAAATCAAAAAATAAAATAGTAATAATTATAATTAGTTATTCAAATACATGATTACGTCGTATTCGCGAAGTTCGTCAATATTCCATGTATAGTATGGAATTGTATTATTTGGTCTTGCTCGGTAACGTTCTCTAAGAACTTCTTCTGAAAAAAGACCAAGTTCTCGCATCTTACTGAGAGATACTACTAAAAATCCCCCGTTGTTATCAACGATCATTTTGATTGTATTTTCTGTTCCTGCGGCATCCATTTCATGTAATGCCAGGGTTAAATGAACTCCAACACCAATTATGCCATTACGACGTGATAGATGACCATATTCTCGATTTCCCTGGATAGTGTAAGTTTTTCCAGAAGTTTCCATGTAAAATTGTGTTCCATATATACTATTTAGTTTTTCAATTGCTTTATAAAAATTGTCAATTTTTTCTTTACTCAGATTCCTTCCCTTTCCTTGTGTTCCTTTTATTTTTTTATTTTCTCTTGCTTTGTTCACATTACTCAACAATATGTCCAATGATGGCATTCCAGTAGTTGACATTTATTCTACCTCAAAAATTTTTCCAATGACTTTACTTTTTGTACTATCCTCAAAAATGTCTAGCCATGATTCTGTTTCATTAGAATTCCAATCCGAAAAACACGCTTCCGGAAAAATGTCAAAACAGGAATTCATTGAATTATCCAAGTTTTGTTCCGAATTTTCAAGTACGCCTATTTGTATAACATACATTATAATCACCATTAAAATAATTAATTTAGATGAGTATGTTGCCATTTTCTGTAATGACAACAAACTCATTCACGATTTTTAATACGGCGGACATATTCTTGCCGTTAGTCAGTACGTTAGCTCTGACCAACTTTGCGGTTTCTTCTTGGCCAATACTTCTTAGAGTTTGCATTACCTTGCCAGTGATGACAAAGATGTTATGCTTTAGTCCAGTAATGTCAACCTCGGGTTTTTCCGGGACAATGATCTCTGGAACTTCCGAAGTGACTTCAGAAACATCATCTGTTATAATTTCTTCAGTCTTTGGATGCAACTTTCTCATTGTCCACCTTTTGTAGCTATTTGTTGTTTCTACTATCTCAGATCCTTCTAAAACATCTTCTTCATGGTACGCAATTATTCCAACGTAACCATTTGGTTTCACGCCTCTAACAAAAACAACCGGTTTTCCACAAACTAAGCAATGATCGTAGTCAACTATCTTTTTGGACACTTTATTCACCCAATACTACTAGTACTTCTAAGAATAAATAGTTTGTGGTCTAGTAACTATTACTTCAAAATTCCTAATACCTTGGTTTCAAGATTTGCATCGGTTTGGAATACTCCACGTATTGCAGATGATTCAGTAACGCCAGGAATTCTAGATCCGCGAACAGTCATACAGGTATGTCTAGCATTGATTTTTACCATTACTCCCTTTACATTTGGAATCCAGTTCATTAGGTAATCTGCTATTTGACAGGTCATGTTTTCTTGGAGTTGCGGACCAGAAGCAAACTTACGAACTGTTCTTGCTATCTTACTAAGTCCTACAATATGAGTACTTGGTATGTATGCCACACTAGCAGTACCTGAAAATTGCATCAAATGATGTCCACAAAATGAAGTAAATTCAATGTCTTTTACTATCACTAGGTCATCACTCATAGCAGGAAATATGCCCTTGCCTTTTTCTAGATCATCCCAATTTCTCCATTCTTCAAATTCCGCCATCATGCGCTTGATACGATTTTCTGTATTTTGTTTTGCTTCTTCATCAAAAAGATTTTCTGGAAAATATAGACCAATCATTTTCATTTAACCAACTCTAAAAAATTTTATATTTATTTATATTATTATTTAAAGACGTACCATTGCACTATTATCACTGGATTCGTGGACAACTACAGTAGCATGGTCATTTGGATTGTTCAGATCTGCAAGTAAAACCATATCAGCGAGTATCTTTTTTGCTAAGTTTTCTGCAGTTGGATTATTAGCCATTATGGTTACCTTCAAATTCATGACATTTAATATTTCTATTAATGGATCATCCATGTTTAAAATAGTTCTATGGTCCCAGGTATCCTTGAAGTAATTTTTGATTGTTCTATAGTCTAGTAGCATTCCGCATTGGTCCATTTCTCGGTTCGATTCAATTTCAATTTCAACGATCCATGTGTGGCCATGTAAGTTCTTACAATTTCCATCATATCCTAATAGACGATGTGCGGCATCAAAAGTTATTTTTTGTGTTAATATCATTTTATCACCAAAAAATTAAAATTCTATATATTTTTTGTTATTCTGTGTTATCCTTTCTCTACATTCTGGACATCTAGGAGAAACATTCCACATTCTCATAATAGTATGTTTAGTAATTATACCTATTTAAGGGTTTTGGTACTATTTTATGCCGTTAAGATTAGAAGCAGGAATCTTATCGCCGCCAAGTATAAAAAGTTCTTCATAACGTGTATATATCATATCCATGTCATGTCCTGATTCTATATAATCATTGAGTATATTATTAATATTTTGTACAATATTAATATCTTTTCTGATCATTGTGTGTGTATAACGTAGTAAATTTTTATGATCTTTGGCTAGGCAATTAATGACTCTATTTGTTTCAATTGTGACATATAGATTATGTAGACATATTAAAACACCTGATCCGCCACTATCTTCATAAATATCATTGATATTAATATTTCGACATACTGGACAATCGCATAACATACCTGTTAAGAATCTTTCACTATTTTTACTACCAAGATAATAGTGCCCTCCGATATTTTCCGGCATAAAAAATTCTCTGGCAGTACTCCCTACGTTGTAACTTGATGCATCAAATCCTACCGGATATCCAAGTTTTTTTGTTAGTATAGCAAGAATTACCATATTTCTTATACTTGCTACTCCAAAAAAGTGGCAGTAGTTTTCTAGTCCTTTAGCGCCATTTGAATGCAATAATAAGTATGCATACAACTGCAGGTAAATATTATCTGCTGGCTTGACACCAATAGCCCATCCATCAAAATCAAAATTACAAACTGATTTATACCATGTTTCAAGTTCTTTTTTATTTCTTCCATGCAATACATTACATAGCATTATATCATAGTTATTTCGTGATGATTCAAAGACACCAAAATTTTCTACACTATGACTCAAAGAGTGATTGAAGTTATCCAGCAGTGGAAAATCTAGGTTCATCCCAATATCACAATTATTTTCTAGCCATCTTAATATTGATATTGGTTCTATATTAACATTAATTCCCTTTTTGGCATAAGATACAATTTGAAATCCTCCAGAATCTCCAATCAGAATATGATTAGGGTCTCTTGGAAATTCTTGACTATCTCTATAATTTTTATATGATATATTATTGAATGCATTTGTAAGCATATAGGGATAATGAAAAAAAGATTGTCCTTCTAAGAACCATTTGAATCCAAAATCTTTATATTTTGTTTTCCAATATGTTGATTCGAATTGAGGACCAGCTGCTGGAAAATATGTAGCAGAATCATTTGGAAGTTTTATCATAATTACACCATAAAAATATCTGAAAAATTGTATTATTTATTCTGTTTTTGGTGACACATATGAACTATATGGCTGAAAAGGATATAATGGACAATTTATGTTTTTGCAGTCTTTTTCTTTGTCGTTATATTCTCCCATGCAGTCATAGCAGAATGCCCTTATTGCGCCTTTTCTTGACAATGCAATATGACTTTCGCGCCATTGTTCTAACTCAACTTTACCTTTAACCATACTATAGTGTTTTACTTCATCCTATTTAAAGGTATTGTTTGGACCATACTAATAACATAGTTAGATAATAATGGACAAATCCTTGGATGCATGTCATCAATATTATATTGGAACACATTTTTATGGTAAGTGGATTCAATAGAAGTATCAAAATATATTCCTTGTTGGTTCAATAAATATACAAGTGTTTCTGCTTCATCCGTACCATTCAAACTATTGAATATACTTTCAGAACTATTTTTGAATATAGCAGGATCAAAGTAGTATGTATTGATTCCTATACTTTGAATTATTGCAGCAATTCTTTTACATTTTGAACAATTGCCGCATGAAACATAGTTATTTGAATTATCTTTGATTGGAACAAGACAACTTTCCTGATAGTTGAAATATGACGTATCTACTAATAAAGACTGTATACATGTTTCAGTTAAGTTATATAGCGGACTGAAAACCTGTATATCAATACCAATATCGTGAAGGTATTGTGTCAACTTTCTTTCAAATACAGTTGATTGTTCGTAATTATCACCGAAGTATGATGTTCCATTTTCTAGTTTTGGACAAGTATTGTCATATTCATTGCCTACTAATAATGTATCTTTTTTTGAACAATAACATTGCATCAAAAGTAGCATGATAGTTGGAGATAAATACATGCTATGTTTGCCGTATTGTGAAGGCAATAAACATAAAAAATCAATTAAGTTGCTGGTAATAACAACAGGATTATCTCCTACTTGTTTCAGGTATTCTGACATTCTTTGTCCTTCTCTGCGTTTGGACTTACCAATATAATCAATGAATATTCCAGATGTATTAAGACCATATGATACAGAAATATGATAAGCCAAACTAGATTCTTTTCCGCCACTCATGGCTACGGCTACTTTACTATAATTTTCAATGTTATATTTTTTTGGGTCAAATTCTGGATAATTTGATATATATTCAGATATATCTATATTTCGTCCAAAGATTTTGTTCCAAATTTGGTAATTATGACTATACAGATCATTGCAAAATAAAATTGAATAATCATTCAATCCGTTTGGAGGCAATATTTTAGAATTTGTGAATGGCTGAAAATTCAATAGATGTAAATAAACGCAGGTAAGCCAAAGTTCCCAGATTTTATTATCTATCGTCATTTTTGGAAATGTCGCATAACCAATATAGGTTTGGTTCATTGTATTTGACATAACTTCGATAGATGTATAGAATGAGGTGGTGTTTTCAGTATGTGTGAACCAAGTATCCTTTAATATAACATTATCAAAAATAGTTTCCTTCATAGATATTCAACCTAATGCTTTTTGATATTCTTGCCATTCTAATGGTCTTGATTGCATTTTTTTGATATCACGTTCAGATAATGTAATACTGAGTGGATCCATTTCAAATACATTAGAATAATCTATATTATTATTACGAAGGGCTACGGCCTTACGCAAACAAGACCGGCATTTTCCGCATTCTTTGTCAGTATTTGTATAGCAACTACGGCTATATTTCAGAAGTTCATTGATATTATTGCTATTATTGATATAATTTGATATGATTTCGGTTTTGGTCATATCTTTGAATGGCATTTGAATACTGTAGGGATAACCGACCGGTACCACTTTTTCTGAATCCTGGCCGAAGTAATTGAGAATACCTTCGATTTGTGATTTAAAAACATAGTCTTTGTCTTTAGTAGTATCGCCTTTGGTGGTACCAATGAAAATATTGTTTCCATAATTTGATGCCATCAAACAAAACACGGCATTTCGATGAGGTATAATTTTGTTTGGTAATTCAAAAATTGATATTGGTAAATTAATAATATGAACAATATTTGAATCTATTATACCATCAATTTCCATGTTGTATAGTTGCCGAAGTTCCATGAGATTATCTTTTGTTCCTGTTATGAAAAATAGAATTTTATCATAAGTATGGTTTTTAAGAAGACAAAATGAGTCCATACCTCCACTGAATAAAATAACGTCAGACATTTTTTAATACACCTTTGAATCCTAAATTTCTGATAGTGGATAATATATTTGAATTATTATCTATGTATGCATCAAACCCAAAATTATCCAATACGGAATACTTCCAAGACGATATATATATATGATCCCATATAGGTTTTGGATTAAAAATAATTGTACTTACATTATTTAATCCAATTATTTTGCATGTAATCCAAGTGAGTTCCGCCCAATTTTTTGTTCTGGCAGTAATGATTGTTTCAACGTCATGTTTATATACTTTTTGGTTTGGAACCCAAAAAAATTTTTTTGTAAACCAATGGTTATACGGACTTAATATTAGTGTTCCATCAAGGTCATACGCGGTTTTCATAATTGCCAGGCTGGATCCAAATCAATAATTTTGTTAAATTCTTTTTTCACGGTCAAATAAGTTAATGTCCAGTCTTGGGATGCTTTATCGCATCTGGTAACATCTAATAATAGTTCCCAGGCGGGAGGAACAAATTGATATGGTATCCATGGATATATTTTGCATATAACTGGCTTATCTTCATAATTGAGTATACATCCGTGTTCTCCGAGTAGTTGACAAATCGGTCCTTTAATCCTATTTTTATAAATTTTAGTTAAATGCTGTGTTTCATTGTTAGATAATTCTAGAGTAATATTATATTTATTTTCTATGTTTTGAATTTCTTGTTCGGATATTAAAGGACGTCTACAACAATGATTAATACAATTCGCGCAGTTAGATAATAATGTCATGGTAATTCCTCAGAAGTCAAATAATGTTTTTAATGGCTTCTTTTTTTGTTCTTTAGGATGCTCAGTAATTTTTGTTTTCACTTCTTCAATTCCTAAAGTTTTATAGTCTTTACTGTCACAACCTAGTGCTTTCAAAATCTCTGCCCAATTGATATAGTCCAAGTTTTGAATATTTCGATTGAATTCTTGTTCGGACCAAAAATAATATTTCATCGATAGTAATTTTTTTAGTTCAAATATTTTATTTTCTTTTAGCTTAGTACTTTTTGGATATTTCATATATGGATTTTTATCTTTAAGTCCTATATGAATTAGACCTTTTTGTATTTCTGGCGGAATATTAAAAAAGTTTTTATTGACTTCGTTGCACCACTTCAAATCTACAACGGATCCACTACACCATCTGAGTAATGGAAACAGCATAGAAGGATTAACGTTTTCTAAGTTTCCGCTTTTCAGGGCTTTGAAATTATTCATCATAGAACAACTATCCCCGAAGTTGAATTAGTTCAAGTATCATAGTTTCAACAACAATTTGTGGCCATGATCCAGCAGGTAATCCTATGTAGGCATCACGTATTTTTAATAGTGCATTTAATTTGTATTCTTGTGTTTCGGAACTATCAAAAATAATTTTATATATATCTTTTAGGAACTGCTCATTATCCGGTACAGAGTCAAGATAAAGTTGCCTAGCTTCGTTGAAGTTCTTTGATTTAATTTTGTCAAATACAGTTTGTGCTAGTTTTGTTTCGTTGACAATTTTTGATAGAAATACTCCATCTTTCATTGATTCCAATTTATTTATCGCAGAACGCATGTCTGAACCCGTTCGTTCCACAATTTTTTGAAGTGCTTCTACTTCATACGGAATTTTTTCATTGTCGCATATGAATTTCATGCGGGCTATGATTATATCGATTGGTATATTATCAAACTTTATTGAAAGACAACGTGATTTGATTGGATCTATAATTTTTGAGAAATAATTACATGTCATTATGAACCTAGTATTCCGGCAATGTGTTTCCATAATATTACGCAAAGCTGTTTGTGCTTCTTGGGTAAGATGATCGGCTTCATCCAAGAATACTATCTTTATTCCTTCATTACTACTTTTTGTTCCTGCGAATTCTGTTATTTTTTGTCGAACTGTTTCGATACCACGTTCAGAACTAGCATTAAGTGTTATACTATCTGCATCAAGCATTTTTATTATTATACGAGCTAATGTAGTTTTTCCTGTACCGGGAGGTCCATATAATAATAGATGTGGCATATCTTCATCAATGTCAAATGTAGGAATGAATCCAGCAACATCTTCTATGACTCGAGGCCTATATTTTTCGACTAATAGTGGCAAATAGTATTCCTCCAAAAATAAAAAAATAAATTGATTTATTCTTCATCCGATGGTTTTACCATTGGTGCAACAACCCATTTATAAATTGAATCTGGATTAGTTGATGTGATTAATAATGGATAATCTTCATTAAACGTAATAACGGCTTTACCATCTATTACAGATATGAATTCTAACAAGGTTGCTGCATACATTGTACGCATAACTTCTTTATAGTCTACCTTGACATGGGCCTGTAATTGATCGAACTCATCTTCACCAGCAGTTATGCAAAAATCTCCGTTAGTTACTTCGGCAAAAACATGTTTAAAGCCTAACGTTGAAGCATTCTTTTTTGCCATATCCAAGATTTTACTATCTACTTCAAATCCTCCGTCATGTTTTTCAAAGGCTGGAAATGCATTGAGGTTACATTCTAAATATTGAACTTCTGCCAATTTGAATTTACCATTATTTTCTTCGGATTTGATTATCAAATTATTATCTATTACTGTTAATTCAATTGTACCATTAAGAGACTTCAAGAAACTAAGTAACTTTGGGATACTCTTCACCGGAGCGTCCATTTGCTGATAGTCAATAAATCCAGCAGTTGGTTTTAGTAATCCAGTAGCAAATCCTGTATTACTGATATCTTTTACAGATACCGATAATCCGTCAGGTCCGAATTTTAATAGTGCGTCGGTCATACTACCATTTATGGTAACTTTACTTAAAAAGTTAGCAAGTGTTTTAGCATTTATTTTCATATAAATCTCCAAGTATGGTTTTTTATATTACAAAAAGGGTTACATGTATTTAAAGGTTTTGGTGACGTGTTTATATTAAAAAAATATGTGACTTCCTCTCTGGCCTAAAGACCAGGGTTTTCTCTGCCCCTGGACCCCGTCCCTATAATTTTTATTTTGAGTTTGTTCTGATATGAAGACGGTCGGAATAATTGCATCCAAGACGACATGCTACCTTCCAGGTGTTTTTGCCGGATATCGATAGTTTTTGGTTGTTGTCACCTGCTGGCATTAACCAGGTTCTGGCTGGATTCAAAGATGTGTTCTCAAACATGTCCTTGATTTCAGCTTCCAAGAAGGCCCACGGTAAATTACCAACAACAAACTTAAAGTAAATGTTTTTGCGGCCACTATCCGAAATTTTTAACCAATTGGTTATAAACTCATTGCGGTCCTTGGAGGAAGTAAAACAATCCTTCTTGGGACTAATAACCATAATATTGAAGCGTTTAAATAGTTCTTCCTGGTTGTTTATGGTACCGTTGGTTTCGATGTCGAATAGTTGACCGGGTAAACCGTTCATGATTTCAGAAATGGCAGTGGGTTGTAGCAACGGCTCGCCGCCTGTAAAGATTATTCGACTGTTCGGATAAGTTTTCAGGTAGTTTTGGATACGACTTATCACAGAAGATGTTTCAACTTCTTCGACCCTATCTTTCTGTGGAGAATCGCATCCCTTACAAGATCTATTACATTTTGAGAGTCGAACGAATATAGCTGGCCTTCCTACAGCAGGGCCTTCTCCCTGTAGGCTATAAAATATTTCGCTTAGGTTCATTATTGTTTTCATAGTTATAGTTTAGTTTTAGGTGTTTAAATACTTTTTGGTTAACGTCAACTACCCGCCAATGAATTGGCAGGCTTGCGACTACGCAAAAAGTCGTGTCGCGTTTGGCCGGTTGACACTGGACTAGCGAAGTCCTGAGGGATCATAGATTTCTCTCTACCCTGGCGGCCTGCCTTGCATGGAGATCTTAACGCCGTTGTTGTCAAGTCTTTCCACTTGACTCAGACCATTCCTTTGCAGGAATCGTGCCACACAAGGCGATTTGTCTTTCGTTCACCGTCTTTCTCTGGTAGATCCAGAGTGCCCTACCTGATTTCTCAGGCGAAAGACTGTTTCCTGGTGCTAATCTACCAGGGAACTAAGCTTATATAGGACTTAGTACTATTTAAGACTTATGCACACGTGTATACAGCTAAAGACGGAAACCAGGGATCGCCTGAAATCGATAGGCAAGAAGGGTGAAAGCTATGATGCGATTATCAATCGGTTAATAGATCAGGAATCTTGTAAGGGGCACGATTCATCCCACCTCTGAAGAGGCGGGTATTCTCTACCCCTTAACTCCATTTTTCATAAAAAAGGTGGATGGAAACGACGGATCAAGTGGGCATCAGGGGGCCACCTCCACAACGTTATCTTCCTTGTACAGTCCATCCCGTTGCCCCCACCCACAGCCATCTGGGACTACTCGTAGGGCAGCCTCTCCCGGATTTCGCCATGCCCAACCCAAACGGCCAACATAGCCGTTATTCCCATCCACGGATGGGGCGGTTATTTTTACACGCTTTCCCGCTGGCCATTTTAACTCTATGGTCGAACCACGTCGCAGTACACGGCTTTTACCGATTTCGATTGTGTAGGGGCCATATTGCCCCACTTTTCCTGTGTCGAACGCCTCTAACACGCGACCAGCCCATTCCAAAGCGATTTCTGTGGCGGCCATCTAGGCCACCTCCTCGATCTTCTCATCAAACATTTCTTTTTCCCACGCCGTGGTTGCTTCTCCGATGTTCCCTGATCTCATGTTTTTACGATATATCGCGTCTATCGCCGGGTGTAAGCCGATCACTCAGGCCACCTCTTCTTTTCTGATCTGTTTTGCCTGATCTCGCAGGTTCTCAATTCCTGCCTTCGTATAGCCGAAATTGGCCTTCAGGCAGTCGTTTGATAGTTCATCCAATTCTAGTATGTCTTTTCTATTTCCGAGTACCATGTTTAATCGCCCCTTAATTGTTATGTGTTCACAATGTTCACTAATCTGGGTTCTGTTTAACCAAGTCCTTCTGTCCATCTTGGATTACCAAAGCAATAATTAACTGGAACAAATTGATGTTCAGCTATTCGAAGAGCATCTATAAATTCCATCCATTGCTTGTTAGATGGTGAACAATACCACAAAGCTTCAAACACACCATCAGATTTTACAGCACCGAATTGTATTCCAACACCATATTCTACACCAATTACGACTAATTGTGGTAGATTTGTTTCTATTCGAATCGTTGGATAACCAACTACTTCACCGTCATCACTTTCTTCATACTCAGAATCAATAGTTTTTATCCACCACTCATTAAATTCCGTCCATCCACTACTTGTCGTGGATTTTTCCCATGGAAAATTAAATTCATGGTTGTTAATATTTATTTTCATGTTTAATCACCTCTGATTGTTATGTGTTCGCAACCCTCACTAATCTGGGTTCTGTTGAGCCAGGTCCTTCTGGATCTAATTCTAAATCCAGCCAACCTAAGTTCTTCCTTGATGTGTGTTGGTATTCTGTTTTTTCTGCCGTATTGTGCCCAAACTCTTTCGCTCATTTCAAATTTCACCTCACTTTTTACCAAGTACTACTAGTACTTCCGAGAATAAATAGTTTACGGTTCAAGAACAAACCAATAATTACGAAGATCGCAGGAGAAAGCCCACGATCTTTAGTCGTGGGATGAATCCGTGCTTATAAAACACAAACCTTATATACTAGCCAAGCGTATAAGATCTTGGCATGGCAACAGATAGATGGACAAGGAGTAATACCACGGTCTATAATATAGGATATCACCTCATATGGTGTCCCAAGTACCGACGCAAGGTATTAGTCGGAGACGTGGAAGCACGGCTAAAGCAGCTTCTTCAAGAGAAGGCAGATAAGATAGGTATCTCCATTGAAGAAATGCAGATTATGCCAGACCACGTTCATCTATTTGTCAAAGCACCACCAACCGCAAGCCCACATTGGATAGTTCAACAACTGAAGGGCTATACTTCCCATGAATTGAGAATGCAATTCACGTCGTTGAAAACCAGGCTTCCCACCCTGTGGACTCGCAGCTACTACATTGAATCTTGTGGGCATATCTCGGAAGATACCGTCCGAAAGTACATCGAGGAGTAAAAGAAAGCATGATCCTGACCTACAAAATCAAGCATGGAAGGGACTTCTCAGACGAACTGAGAAAGGCTAAGAAGGTGGCAAAGTTCGCTATCCAGACCCATAGCCTCAGCTCCAAAGATGTCAAGCACTTCGGTCTTAAATCGATGATTTCTAACCAGATCCTCAGAAAGTATAGCCGAAGCAAAACCGTCAAATCTGTTAAGAGTGCCAAACTGGCAGTTCCAAACCAGGGAATTAAGGTTGACCACGATACCAGAACTATTTCAGCACCATGTCTTAAGCTCTCTCTGAAGTACGAGTTTTCCGATAACTTTGAGAAGGTCAATCAGATTGAAGTTGGATCAGAGTATGCCTACGTGTCAGTATCTATTCCAGAACCAGAAATCATTAAGGCTGATAGCTGGATAGGAGTTGATCGAAATACAGTTGGACATATAGCCGTAGTTGCCGATCCTGAATCTGGCAAGGTAATCAAGCTTGGAAAGTCAGCCCTCCACATCCATCAGAAATACAAGAACCTTCGCAAAGGACTTCAGAAGAAAGGCAAATATGGCAAAGTCAAGAAAATCAAGGACAGGGAAAGTCGAATAGTCAAAGACATCAACCACAAGGTTTCCAGAAAGATCGTTGATACTGCTAAAGAATCTGGCAAAGGTATCAAGCTTGAAGATCTAACGGGAATCAGAAACGGCAAGCACAATACCAAGTCGTTCCGCTATGCTAAGAACAGTTGGTCATTCTATCAACTCCAAATCCAGATAGAATACAAGGCTAAGCTGCTTGGTGTAGAGGTAGCCTATGTTGATCCAGCGTATACTTCAAAATCTTGTAGTAGATGCGGACTCATCGGAGACAGGAACAAAAAGAGTTTCAAGTGTCCTCATTGTGGGCACGTTGACCATGCTGACAGTAATGCAGGATTCAATATTGCAAAGCGTCCGTGCATAGGTCGATCAGTCAAAGAAAGAGATTTGGCTGAAGGGACCACTGATATCCCTAAAGTTGCTCTGGCTTGAATCCAGCTAACAACAGAACCCCAGGTGCTTTAGCCCTGGGAGTATGTCAGTTATAGTATTAACACGTATATGTCCATATGTCCATAATGTTCGACTTAAATAAAGCACTAAAAAATGTAGAAAATGCTAGAAAAAGAAGTAAAAAATCCGAAAACACAAAAATGTGGTTCGAAGTATTTGATGAACTATATTTAGATCGTGTAAATAAAGGAGGCAAAAAAGAAATTATTAATATAATATTAGAACATAAACATTTATGTAAGTAGAACCAAAAACTATTTATTCTGGTAACTACTATATGTAGTTGGTGAGTACTTTGAAATACAATGAGATAGTAAAACAGGATGCAAAAAGAATCAGAAATTCTGAATGCATTGCCATCAAACGAGTCAATGACATAATCGGAATGAAGGTATTTGAATGCCGAAAATAAGAATGAAAAATTCTCCTGCCCATAAAAAGAATGTGGTTATATAAATATAAAAAATATTTTTTATTTTTTTTTTAATATTCAAATTCTACATAATAATCCAGGAATGTGTTATATCCTTCTTCTAGTTCTTCTTTAGTAAATATTCTGATTGTTGCTTTTTGTTCTGGATTTCTATCTATAATACTATCCAAGTAAACAAATATTACTTTTGGTTTTCTTCTTAATGCATGCCAATATCCCGACGCCTGGATAACATGGCTATCATACGTTTTTCCTGTTTTTATATCAAGTAAATATAATGCTTTATCAAAATGGATATCAAGTAGGTCGTTATTGCAGCTAATTTTCGCTAGCATATCAAGTGTTCCTGCATATGGCGGATTTTTATTAAACAATGATGTTTCCACAAAAAACGGCTGAATACTTAAATGCAAGTCATTCCACATTTTTATGCAGCGATTTATTCTGCCATAAACTTCTTCCCTGGGTATATTCCAGATAGGATTGCATGAAATTGGTAATACGTTCTTGGAATATCGACCAAGTATTTTTTTGTGGACAATGGTTCCTATGTGGGCACTAGGTCCAGGTCCCCTTGATTTACCGGGATTCTTTTTGTGTCCAATGATTGTAGTTACAGACGGATAAGGTATTTCGTCTTTAAAATAAAAACGACCATTGGGTGTTTGCTTTCTATAATAAGCAGATTTATCATTAACAAGCATTGTATCATCTAGTCCAGGAAAGTATTTGTTTCTTTGTCATAGAAACCGCGGTCATTGTGGACGTAATCATTATAGTCATAATATGGAAGTTTCTTTCTTTTTACTATTATTATAGAATATCCAAGAATGTTTATAACGATCATAGTATCATCCTATAAATTTTTCTAGTGGTATCGGCATTTCCTTTATTCTTTTATTTGCTATATCCACATATTTTTGTTCTTTTTCAATACCTATAAAATGCCTATTTGTGTTTATGCAAGCTATTGCAGTTGTTCCAGAACCAATACAATTATCAAGAACTAAATCGTTTTCGTTTGTATATGTTTTAATTAAATATTCAAATAATTCTACTGGTTTTTGTGTCGGATGAAATGGTTTATGAACAGAATTAAATTCTAATATAGATTTATTATAATTTTTACCTTTTGATACATATTCAGGATTAAAATGTGCTAGATGTGTCATTTGTTTACCGCCTTTTCTACTATTATAAAAATTTCCGGTAACTAAATTTTGTTGATTAAATATAGGTGTTTTTTTATAGAAAACTAGAACGTTTTCATGTATTTTCATTGGATTGTATTTAGCCAATTGAAAATTACTTGCTTTTGTTTTTTTCCATATCCATTCATATTTGAATAATGACAAATTACTCATTACTAGCATTGACGTGAATGGCTGACTACTTGTCAAAACAATTGCACCTCTATCTTTAATTATTCTAGTATATTCTTTCCACATCAGTTCAATATTAATTATATTATCCCACTTACAATCAGTTATACCATAAGGCAAATCGCATAAAATCATATCAATTGTTTTATCAGGAATCAAGGGCATTAATTCTAAACAATCCCCTTGATGTATTTTATCTATTTCTAACATATTATCATCTTCTGTATTTGTATTTTTGTATAGCCATAATCAATGAAATAGTAAATACCAACGAACAAATCATGAGAAGTTGGTCGGAAAAAGGTTGTATGAAGTCCAACATTATTCATCGAGTCCTTTTACTAATTCAATTAATAAATTATCCGCAAATCTTCTTGAATTATAACTTACGGAATAATATATTTCCCATGTTTTTGTCTTTTCTGATTTTTTCCATTCGCCATCCAGACTACCCAAATCCAGTAATTTTTGCAGGTTTTCTCGAATTGTTGTTCTATCTATATGTGTTATACTTCGCATGTCAGCAAAACTTACTTTTTCAAATATATTAGTAATAATTATTAATTGTACCATAGGCGATAATACATGCCATCTATCTAGTTTGGATATCCGATCATACAACAAAAGATTTTCTTTGTGTGTTCTTACTAACTTAATCATATTAGTCAATGTTTTACCTCCCTCACCAGTACCATGCATTCATCATACCACGGACATTCATTATTTCATAACCAAGGAAAAGTAAGGAATATGGAATATTTTTTAATTTCAAAAATCCAATTAACATATAACCATTTGAAAAAATCCACAAGAAGAATCCTAAACCTCTTATTCCTGCATCTAAATCAGAAGCAAAAGTTGCACCCAAAATTGCTAATACTAATGTAATGTATTCTAATGGATGCGACTTCAAATCACCAAATAATTTATTTATATCTACGTTCATTCAGTCACCTCAAAGTCGAATAAATCGCATTGGATACTTTCTTCTTCCTGGACCTTCCGGAAGCAAATGGGACCATATCCTACCATCTGACTTTCTGGGGAAGATAAGCGACGGCCACATCTTTTACATTTTAAAAATTTTTGTTCATTCATTTATGTTCCTTCGGGAAAAGCAATTTCCAGGCTTGGTATATGTTCGATTTCGATAATGTCCTTCAAACTAATAAGGTGTACCGAATCCTTACCACGAACAATTATGTAGTTTTCGTCGCTGGTGAGGATAGTTCCAGATATTCCGATAAGGTTACCATCTTCGTTAATCTTTTGGCAGCAAAAGACTTCTTTGCCTTTTGTCATGGTCATAAAAAAATCAAGGGGTTTCATGGGAATCTATTAATCTCCGAAGATCGATTAGTGATGATATTCTACAGGGTACATTTAAGTGCTCGTTATAACGCCTTGTGATTAATGCAATGTTATTGTAATTCTGAAAACCCGGAAAATCCTCCACGAGAATATCGCCGTTTTTGAGGAAACCTAATTTATGCTCACTGCTTTTGGTGTACACTACATCATATGAAATTTTTATATGACGACGTAGCCAAATTTCTGTGAAAGGGATCCAATCATCGAGCTGATTGGTTAATATAATAATATCATTTAATTTTTCATGAATTATTGGTAAGTATTCGCTTTCTGGGCACGTAGCACACAATTCCGGATGTTCATTAACGATTTCTATTATTGTTTTTCCATTATAAGTATCATGCCAATTTTCTGGTTCATAACCAAGGACATAACTACCTAGAATTCTGAGAACGCCATCTAAATCCCAATATAACATTATATGACTCCTAATAAAAAAATAATTGTGATTACTATTAGTTATAAGTTATTATTATATAGGCACCTACTAATGTTATCAGGGTGGTAAAGATAGTAACAATTCCACCAAATATTATGCTTAAGTAGAAAGCAATGCTTAACAACACCATTACTTCTTGAGGTACCATGAAAGTACTTGTCATGAATGGTATTATATAATTGGTTAGTACATGATATTGTACAAATACCCCAACAAATGGAATCAATCCAATTACATCGGTTAACATATACACTATTGATATTATGAATATTGCTAATCCAGTATACATGTTTTGTGTAATGGCTATTGCGGTAATTCCGAGTAATATCGAAATTACCGGTACACTTATCATGCTACCCACGGTCGTCTTTTCCTTGTTTGTCATGTAAATTCACTTCACTTATGTGTTGTGTTTCTTTGTATAAATACTTTTTGGTTTGTCGTATACCAAAAGCGTTATAAACAAATAACATATTGCTATTATTGATGTACGAAATAATGAATATCCAAATGGATTATTTTGAAATCCATATCGTGGATGGAATACCAAATGCGCCACCAGCGCTTCAGCCAAAGTATCCGTTTATTGAACCGCACATGAAAAATAGCATGCACTAACAACAATAATTTTTTTTCAAAAAAAAAATATTTTTTTATTGTTCATGCTATAATATTTTTATTATTATTATTGCTGCTTGGGTTGCACCACGGCATTAAACGTTCTGCGACTTCCTGTAGCCTTTCTTCTGGAACTTCAGTACGAGCAGAAAATATGCTTCCACATTCCGTACATCTAGAATGACCAACCAACTTATTGTATTTCCAGATGGTCATTTTTTTGCACGCGATACACCACCTCTCCGTTTCTGGAGGAGACGACTTCTTTCTGACCCTATGTGTTTTTCCTTTACCCATTTTAAATCACTTCCTTACGATTACATATATACGTTTAATACGTATTCATGATATATAAGCCTTTTGATTACACAAAAAAAGAAACGTCAAAAATCCTTAATTTTTAACCCTCCTAATTGCTCGGCTGTAAAAAATTCTGGTTCTAATGCAACAATCTTACCATTTTCTGTATTATACTTTATAATGAGTCCGCATACGTCACCAAACGTTCCTCGATTTACCTGAAAAGGCGTGTCTGACACAAAACAGCCAACCCCTAAAATATACTTGTCCATGAAGTTCGTTAGACACTTTTTATGACAATGGCCATATATGTAGATGTTACTAGTGTTTTTAGAACTTAGGAGTTCTGCTGTTTTTTGTTGCAATTTAGGTTCGCGACGTTGTCCTAAACTAGAATTTGTGCAATTACTTCCGTGATACATTGTTAGTTTTATGTTGCCGGGTATTGTAAATGGTTTTGTAACGTTGTCATTGCCAATATGATAAGTTACATCTTTACGAACTTTGCAAAATTCCTTACAAAAGTCATAGCTAGGATTTTCATATAGGGTTAGACTTTTGTCGTGGTTACCCATTATAATACCATTTGTGTTAAAGTCCGCTGGGTAATTTTCTTCACAATATTCTATATAACTGTCAGCGCAATGCAAAAAACGTTCCTTGTAATGTTCTGGAAATGTCATTGTGCCATCAACTAAATCACCCGCACACAACAAAACGTCAATGGATCGTTCTTTACAAATCTTTATGAAGTTGTTTAATATGGTTTTTTGTTGACACATGTTTCCGAAATGTAGGTCACTAACGATTGCAATTTCGTTATAAGGTGTATCTGGAATTAATTTCCAGGCAAGAGTTTTGTTTGGTTTTTCTAAGCCAATATCTATCC